GGGTCCTGATAGCCCAGGCGGAACGATCGGTGATGTCATGTACTGGCAAACAAATCGAAGCGCGAACTTCTAAGACGACAATAACCGGGGTCCTGGTCGAACGAGGTCACGATACAGGACCCCATTTTGAGGGGAAATTATGAGTAAAGTAGCGATACAAAATGAGCAAAAACAATCATTTCATGTTGCAACGCGTCCATTTTCAGAGCTGAGTGCTGCAGATCAGGCAGAAGCGCGTCGACAGCTTCACGCAAAATTACAATATATGCGCGACAAGGATCGCGAGAAGATTAAGGGACGATTCAAATATTATGAGTGCCCAGGTGGCCGCATGAAGTTCGTCTTCAAGAAATATAAACAAGATCCGATAGAAAAATATGACCTGATGGATGGAGAAATAACAACCCTTCCGCTCGGAGTTATAAAGCATCTCAATAAAGACTGCTTCTATACCATACATAAGCACGCTACCGACAAAGATGGTAACGCTATTCAAGTCATTGGGCAAAAGATCCAGCGTTGTGAGTTTATACCGATGGAGTTTGTAGATATCGAAGACCTAAGCCCATCAGGAACTGAGATTGTAACCGTTCAGCACCTTCTCTAGGGCGCCATGTCACAATGTTATGCAATTCCTAATCCTATATTTCAGCCAGCGATGCGCCTTATTGCTGCAATATCACAGGCAAATCCAGCTGAAGTAACTACAACATTCGCACACCAGTATATATCGGGTACGGTAGTGCGATTGGATATACCCCAAATTGATGGGATGCAGGAGCTTGCAGACACGATATGGCCCATAACAGTTACCGGAGCCACAACATTTACCATTCCGGTAAATTCCACAGCCTTTAGCGCATTTGCTATTCCCGTGGATCCCCCCTTCCATGTGAATACGTGCGCTCAGGTTGTGCCGATTGGAGAGATCAATGAGACGCTCGCCGCTGCGACGCGCAATGTATTACCCTTTGTAGGATAGGACATACCATGCCTATTAATCCTCCTAACAGTACCCTGACTGCGATACAGCAGAAGGTGCGCCGTCTCACGAGATCTCCCTCTCAATCTCAGCTGACCGATGATGATTTGAATAACTATATCAATACCTTCGTCGTCTACGACTTCCCAGAACAACTACGTACATTCCAGCTCAGACGCCCCTTTAAGTTTTGGTGCAATCCATTCCAAGATGTCTATCCGACCGATACATCTTGGCCGGTCGATAATCCGCTCTATAACTTTCAGAACAAATATATTAGTGTTCACCCTCCTGTCTATGTAGCCGGCTATCAAGCGGTTTACACGCAGTCAAGAAATGAGCTTTTCCTCGCCTATCCCTTCGTAAATAGTATTTCATCGATCGGACAGGTTGGTGATGGTGTTACTACCACCTTTATGGGAAGCATTCAGAATAGTAATGGTGCTCCCGCGCTCCAAGGACAGGTGCTCTTTGACTCAATAAGTACCACCAATGGAGGCCTCGCGCTCGTCGATATTGCCAACGTTCCCTTTGATGGGAATGGGATATTAGTAGTCCCCGGGACCACTGCCCCCTTAGGAGCCATAAACTATATAACTGGTGCCTTTAATTTTACCTTCCCCGCAGCTCCAGCGGCTGGTGCTCCTATTAATAGTCAGGCATATATCTACCAGCCTGCTATTCCTATGGCAATGCTCTACTACAACGATCAGTTCACACTCAGGCCAGTTCCTGATCAGCCCTACCAGATTAACTTTGAAGTATACGCACGCCCTACTTATCTAATGGCAGAGGACGCAACTCCTGAGCTCGAAGAGCAGTGGCAGTATATAGCGTATGGGGCCGCTAAAAAGATATTCGAAGATCGCATGGATATGGATAGTGTTGGCTTAATTATGCAAGAGTTTAAGACGCAGGAGCGACTCTGCCTAAGAAGAACGATTGTTCAGAATACTAATGAGCGCGTGGCGACAATTTATACCGATTCAACCGGTTGGGGTTATGGCGGTTGGGGCTATGGTACCGGTCAATTTTAAGGAGATAGTATGCCTACATACAATGCAAATATACCTCAACCTACTGACCAGATATCCCAATCCCAGGATCAGATTCTTCAGAACTTTCAGGCGATCCAGGCGCTTATCGATATAAACCATGTCGATTTTGCTTCAGGAGACCAAGGGAAGCATAAGTGGGTAACATTGCCCAATCAGGCTGCTATTCCTCCCGCAGGATCCGGATTTGCAGGCGGCGAGATCGGTGCATACAATGCTACTAACGCGACTACGGCAGTAAGCGAGCTTTATCTCAATAAGACTAATCAGGCAACCGTCGTCCAAGTGCCCTCTACTGCCTCAACATTGAGCATTAACTCTGCCCCTGCAGCTAACGCAGGTGGATGGACCTATCTTCCGTCTGGATTGATCCTTAAGTGTGGTAATGCATCTGGTGTAACAGGTCTTACAACAGTAACACTTCCATCGGGCGTTGGAGTTGCGCCAGCATTTACCCAAATAATCGGGGTGATAGTTTGTCCCTATAGCACTTCTACATCCGACGTTAACTTTGCTGTTCGCTTTGTTGATATATTAAGCGGATCACAATTTAGGGTGTTTGTATCATCACGAACAGGATCAGGTTCAGCGACAGGCGGATTCCAATTCCTCGCGATCGGATATTAATATGGCCTTTGACCGATTCCTCATAGCACCCTTCTCTGAAGGATGGAGAACTGATCTCAAGCCATGGCTCATTCCCGACGAGGCATTTCAACAGCTGAATAACGCCTACGTATTTCGTGGAAGGGTACGCAAGCGATTTGGAAGCCGGCTGATGGGATTTGGTGCGTCAAGTGCACAAACTGAGCAGCTATTCTCGCGCTTGCGGGTTAATGTTGGAACAACCGACATTGACGGAGATGCTACGGGAATGGTTCCCGGGAATATATTTGGCATCGGACAGATGTTTTCCATTGGGACTTCCATATACACCGTAGATCATACGGGTACTCCTGCTGCAATGCTGAGTACCGATGGAACGACGCTTATAGCTTCATACAATACTTCGACCGGCGCGTTCGTATTTACGGGTGCTCCAGCAAATACCGATATATGGTTCTATCCCGCAGAACCGGTTATGGGGCTGACCCAATATCAGGGAGCTCCCATAAATAACTGGCCAGCCTATGCATTTGATACGCAGTTCGCCTATGTATTTGCAGGTGGATTCTGGCAACGATCAGATACTGCTGGTGTTCCTACGTGGCATGGAACTAATGATCAATACTATTGGGCAAGCAATTGGCAGGGACTTAATCCCGGCGAAGATACGATGTTCGTCACGAACTTCAATGCCACCATTGGTACTCCTGGTATAAATGATGATCCCATCTATTACTTTGATGGAACTACATGGGCTCCCTTTGATTCGGGATACACCATTTTTAATACAGCCGGTGACTTTATATACCAGGCTCGCATTATACTTCCCTTCAAGAATCGTTTGGTAATGCTCAATACTATAGAGCAAAACTCAGGAGGAACAACCAATACCGCATATCCTCAGCGTGCACGATTTTGCCATTATGGTTCACCATTTTCAGGTGGCACCGCAAATCCCTTCGCATGGCTTGAGCCCAATCAAACGAACGGTCCCAATAAGGCTGATGGTGGTGGATTTATAGATGCGGCGACCGATGAAGAGATAGTAAGCGCAGAGTTTATCAAAGATAGGCTCATCGTCTACTTTGAGCGAAGTACTTGGGAGCTTGCTTATACAGGTAACCAGGTCTATCCATTTACCTGGCAGAAGATAAATACTGAGTTGGGGTCTGAAGCAACGTTCTCCTCAGTGCCCTTTGACCAGGCCATATTAACTATTGGCAACACGGGGGTACATCAGTGTAATGGAGCAAATGTTCAACGATTAGACCAAAAGATTCCTGACTATGTATTCCAAATTATTGATAAGGCTACTGGCGTTGCTCGGGTTGCCGGTGTTCGCGATTATTATACTGAAATGGTCTACTGGACATTTCCGTCAACAGAGCAAAATCAAAACAACATCTTCTCTTCGAAGGTGCTAACATACAACTACAAATCCAATTCATGGGGAGTTAATGATGATAGCATTACCTCTTGGGGATATTTCGAGCAACAAGAGACGGCGACGTGGGCATCTACGACAACTACGTGGGAAGATACGCTCATGGCTTGGGATTCAGGACCAACACAAGCCCAGTTTCGTCAGGTAATTGCGGGAAATCAACAAGGGTTTGCTACGGGCGCTACTGGTTTAAATTTGGGCATATTCCGTGTTACTAACTATATTGATGCTAATACGATTCGTATTGGCCCTGTTCAGATTACGGGCACCTATGAAGGGGGAGGAACGATAGCTCGGGTATCCAACATCGGTATCTTGAGTAAGCAGTGGAATCCATATGTAGATAAGGGCCGCGACGTTTATCTTGCGCGTATCGACTTTGGTGTAACTGCTACTTCTGACGGGGAAGTGACCGTTGATTATTATCCATCAGCAACTTTTCTCTCGATGCTTCAAGAGGGTGGAACTACTGGAACTAATACAATCATGGGGAATGGCATTCTCGAGACGTCTCCCTATGCAACGGTCCCCCTTGAATCACTTCAAACGAGACTGTGGCATCCAATCTATTTCCAGACGGATGGTGAATGTGTACAAATATCTATATTCCTTTCAGATGCTCAAATAAAGGATAATATCATCGCCTTCTCTGATTTTCAACTAGAAGGCATGGTGCTCCATACAATGCCGACAAGCCAAAGGTTGCAGTAATGGCGAATAATCCTCAGAATTTCGGCGCATATGTCCCCACGACGAATATATGGGATCCCTCTCAGTTGGAGCAGGTTGAGGGGCTAAGCCCATCGCTGCGAGAGCTCCTGATTCGCATGTACCAGAATCTTAATCTTATGGCCTTAACGGTTAATATGAAGGATTCTGGGTTCTATGTGACCGATGAGTTTGTTAATAGTCAGCAATTCTTCTCAAATCCTGCGCTGACTTCATTATCAACCACTACGCCCACACTGAGGAATGTCTTTCGCACGGTGGTCAATTTTGGAGCTTTGCCGAATGCAGGGATCAAAAGTGTGCTACATAATATTGATCCCAATAGCGCGTTTACCTTTACGCGAATATACGGAGCGACAAGTGATACTACGGGGCTTACTTACCTTCCGCTCCCATTTGCTGATTCTGCTGGAACAGATAATATCCAGCTCGATGTTGATCAATTTGATGTAAATATTACGACAACATCTGATAGAACTAATTACACGGTAACGTATATAATTTTAGAGTACCTCAAGTTTTAGGAGAGGCAATGGCTGGATTTGGAGAAGGATTAAGAAATTTCTTTGTCGGGCAGCCGGGACAGCAGGTGCAATTAAATAGATTCACCCCTCAACAGCAAGGCCTGCAAAATCAATCAATTCAGCAGCTCATGTCTATGTTGCAGGGCATGGGTGGATCGCCTGGGGCAGGCGGAATAGGTGGCCTTAACTTTCAACCCATCGCCAATCAAGCAAGAACGCAGTTTCAGACTCAGACAATACCAATGCTCGCAGAACGATTTGCTTCGCTTGGAAACAATCGTCGATCGAGTGGGTTCGAAGGACAGCTTGGTTCTGCTGCTGCTGGACTTGAAGAAGGACTTGCCGCGCTTCAGTCTAAGCATAACCTTGCGGCTGGGGGTCAGCAAAATCAGATCTTAAGTTTACTTTTAAGTCTCGCAACACAGCCATCTTTTGAAACAGGATATCGTCCGGGAACAAGTGGATTGCTCGGTGGATTAGCCGGTGGAATAGGACAAGGAATTGGGTCGCTAGGATCACTTGCTCCGTTACAATATCTTGGCTTGCTCTAGGAGAAGTTATGGCACAAAT